AATACATTAATTAGTGCTAATCATTTGTTAGCTCAAATAAGTATAGACCCAGAGTTTTTTAAAGAAAATGTGTACATATATAAACAGCCGATTGAAGGCCATGAATATGTAATGACAGTTGATGTTTCAAAAGGTAGAAACCAAGATTATAGCACATTTACTATAATCGATGTAAGTGAACAACCATTTGAACAAGTAGCTGTATTTAGAGATAACAATATATCTCCGATGTTATTACCAGATATTATATACAAGTATGCAAATACATATAACGAAGCTTATGTAGTAGTTGAAAGCAACGACCAGGGTGCTGTAGTTTGTAATGGTTTATATTATGATTTAGAATACGAACATATGTTTGTAGAATCATCAATCAAAGCAAATGCTCTTGGTGCTACAATGACAAGAAGAGTAAAGCGTATTGGTTGTTCAAGTATAAAAGACTTAATAGAACAAGGTAAGCTTAAAATTAATGATGCTAATACAATTGTAGAAATGAGCACATTCGTAAGTAAGGGGAATAGTTATATGGCTCAATCTCCAAATCATGATGATTTAATGATGAACTTAGTTCTTTTTGCTTGGTTTACTACAACAGACGTATTTCAAGCTTTAACAAATATTGATATGAAGGATATGTTATATAGAGAAAGATTGGCTGCAATACAGGATGATATGTTACCGTTTGGTTTTCTCGAGAGTGGGAACTATGAAAAGGATAAATATACTAAAGACGATGATGGGAACATCTGGTTCGAACAAGAGTGGACAGGAAATGCAAAATTTTAACGACTTTACAACTGGAAAAACAGTAATAACAGAGGAAGAAAAAAGCTATAGGTATGTATACTTATGGTATGATGACCCTGAAGACCCTGATGACCCAGAAGCTACAGCAGATGATTTTATAAAAGAAGGAGATTCTGTAGGTTTAAAAGGATTTAAAGTTGATGTACAAGGCGCTTATTCTGATTTAGAAGATGGAGTAAGGTATATCTACGATGGTATGACTGATAAAAAAGAAAGAAAGTTTAGAATAGATGAAAACACATTAGTATTTGTAAGAGCTCCAGTCACTAAAAGAAAAGCTTGGTCAGACTTTTTAACTCAGTTAGAAAGAGCTGGTGTTGTATGTGTTAACACTCGTGCATGTATGGAGATAACATCTGATAAATATAGATGTAGTTTATATCTTGCTGAAGCAGAGCTAGCTCAGCCTAAAACAGTTTTAGTTCATCATCCAGAAAAAGCAATACCTGCTATGGAAAGACTTGGCGCTAAATATCCAGTTATTCTTAAAACACTTACAGGTTCATTAGGTATTGGTGTTATTAAAGTAGATTCAGAAAGTTCATTACATTCTACTGTACAGTTACTATATAAATTAGACCCAAACATGGGTGTCTTATTGCAAGAAATGATTCAGGACTTTACATTTGATATACGTGCTCATGTTATTGGTGGTAAATTTCATGGCGCTATTAAAAGACCTGTAGTAGCAAAAGACTTTAGAAGTAATGTATCACTTGGTTCTAAACCAGCTCCGATTGAGTTAACTGAGTTAGAAATAGAACATGTCGAAAGAGCGGCTAAAGCTGTTGATGGTTTGTGGGTTGGGGTAGATATATTCCCATCTAAAGATAGAAAAACAATACCACCTATGTTTATCGAAATTAATTCAACACCAGGCACAAAAGGATATAGAAAAGCTACTGGAGAAAACCTAGCTAAAAATATATTAGTAAAATTTAAAAATAGGGATTATTGGCTTAAACCTAATACATATAAATCAATGTTTGAAGACAAGATACAAACAGATAGTATGGAGTTTGACGGAGATACTGTTAAATGGACTAAAGATGGTATACAATACGAACATGATATAATTGGTATATCAAATAAAAATCCTATAATAGAACATAATTCTATCGAAGTTGAGTTACTTCGTTAGAAAACAAATTGTTATAAATAAGTATGTATTGAATATTCTTATTATGACACATATTAACTAACTCAAATAGAGGACAAAGCGATGGCATTTCAAGTATCACCAGGCGTCGAGGTAAAAGAAATCGACGCAACGAATGTAGTTCCAGCCGTATCAACCAGCATTGGTGGATTCGCAGGCGCATTCAACTGGGGTCCAGTGGAGCAATTAGTAACAGTAAGTTCTGAACAAGAACTTGCCGCGACTTTTGGCGCTCCAGACGATTCCACAGCTAAACACTTCTTAGTAGCAGCATCTTTTTTAAAGTATGGTAATGCACTAAAAGTGGTTCGAGTAGCTTCCGGTCATTTAAACGCGACCGCACAGGGTACAGGACAGCTGATAAAAAATAATGAAGATTATGCGAATAATTATGCAGCGGGTCAGCTAAATTTGGGTAATTGGGCAGCTAAACATCCAGGCGTACTGGGTAATAGCTTAAAGGTATCAATGATTTCACATAGTGGAAGTAACTCCGTTTTTAACGGATGGGCTTACGCTGGAAATTTTGATGCTGCACCAGGTACATCTACATCAGCAGCTGCTGTCGGCGTTTCAAACGACGAATTGCATATTGCAGTTATAGATGAAGACGGAGCAATCTCCGGAACAGCTGGGACAGTATTAGAAACATTTGGGTTTGTATCACAAGCTTCAGATGCTAAGAAAGACGATGGTACCTCACTTTATTACGTTGATGTTATTACTACTCAATCTAACTATATTCGTTGGATTGACCATAATACAGCTAACTTAAATGAAGCCGGATTTACCCTAGCAGCAGCGAAAGCAGCCAACACAGATAGTGAAGGCGCTAGCCAATTTAAGACTCATACTTCATCGATTGAGGATTCACTTACAGGTGGAACCGACGATAACGCACCAACAGTTGGAGAAATAGCAACCGGATTCGATCTTTTATCCGATGCAGAAACTGTAGATGTTAACTTACTTTTTGCAGCAGCAGACGCCGATGGCGCTGAAACAATTGCAGAAGATTTAATATCAATAGTAAATGCAAGGAAAGATTGTATGGCATTTATATCTCCACCACTAGAAGACACTGTTAACAATGCTACTCCAGCAGCAAGCGTAAAAGCTTTTGCTGATGGTTTAACATCAACATCTTACGCTTCATGTGATTCAACAGCATTATATGTATATGACAAATATAACGACAAATACAGATATATCGCTGCTTCAGGACACATGGCAGGACTTTGCGCAAATACTGATTCAGTAGCTGATGCATGGTTCTCACCAGCTGGAGTAAACAGGGGTCAACTTTTAGGAGTAACTAAATTAGCATTTAATCCTAAGAAAGCAGACAGGGATTCTTTATATAAAGCAAGAGTCAATCCTATAGTATCATTACCTGGACAAGGTACTTTACTATTTGGAGACAAAACTTTATTAAGTAGACCTTCAGCATTCGATAGAATTAATGTTAGAAGGCTGTTTATAGCATTAGAAAAGGCAGTTAGCACCGCAGCTAAAGCACAACTTTTCGAATTTAACGACGAATTTACAAGAGCACAGTTCAGAAACTTAGTTGAACCGTTCTTAAGAGACGTCAAAGGTAGACGTGGACTTTCAGACTTTTCAGTAGTCTGTGATACCACTAACAACACTAGCTCAGTAATTGATGGTAATAAATTTGTAGCTGATATCTTTATCAAGCCTGCAAGAAGTATTAACTTCATAACATTGAGCTTCGTAGCAACTAGGTCCGGAGTAGAATTCTCCGAGATCTCAGGTTCATAGGAGAATAAGACATGGCAATATTAGGCGTAGACGATTTTAAATCAAAATTAGTAGGCGGTGGAGCAAGGTCTAACCTTTTCAAGGTGACTATGAACTATCCGAGTTATGCACAAGGCGATGTTGAACAAACATCTTTCATGTGTAAGACAGCTCAAATGCCTGCATCAATTATAGCACCTATCCCTGTATTATTCAGAGGTAGAACATTGCAAATAGCTGGTGACAGAACATTTGACCCATGGACAATTACTGTAATCAACGATGTTGATTTTACAGTTCGTAACGCTATGGAACGTTGGATGAATGGTATTAATGGACATAACGAAAACACAGGATTATCTAATCCTACTGACTATCAATCAGACGCAATTGTTGAACAATTGAATAAGGCTGGAGAAGTTACTAAGAAATATGACTTTAGAGGTCTATTTCCAACTAACATTTCTGAGATAGAAGTAAGTTATGACTCTGAAAATACTATAGAAGAGTTCACAGTTGAATTCCAGGTACAATACTGGGAATCAGACACTACTTCGTAGGTATATAAATAATATTAGACGAGGGGATATAATGTCCCCTCTGATAGTATTGAGGTAAATGTATGGCTGAATTATTTGGCTTTGAAATAAATAGAAAGAGTTCTAAACAAAAAGAACTACCTTCATTCGTTCCTAAGACGGACGAGGATGGCTCGGGTGTAATTCAAGCGGGCGGTCATTTTGGCGCGTACATCGATATGGATGGCGACAAGTTCAAAAATGAAGTCGACTTGATACTAAAATACAGAGATATAGCATCACAACCAGAATGCGATGCCGCTGTTGAGGACATAGTAAATGAATCAATAGTAGGTAATAATGATGAGTCACCTGTTAATTTAGTATTAGACGAATTAGAAATATCAGACAAAATGAAAGACGCTGTCAAATTTGAATTTGAGACAGTCCTTAAATTGTTAAACTTTAACGCGTACGCTCATGATATATATCGTAAATGGTATATTGATGGAAGGCTGCCGTATCATATTATAATAGATAAAAACTCGCCTAAAAAAGGTATTCAAGAACTGCGATATATCGATCCTACCAAATTAAGAAAGGTGAAAGAGATTGAAGAAAAGCAGGACCCTAAAACAGGCGCTAAGATTATAGAAAAAAGCGATGAGTTCTTTTTATTCCAAGACAAATTAATGTCTGGAGCAGAACAAGGATTAAAAATATATCCTGATGCAATTGCATACTGTACATCTGGTCAAATGGACCCAGGTAGAAAAAGAATATTATCTTATTTACATAAAGCTTTAAAACCAGTGAATCAGCTGAGAATGATGGAAGATTCACTAGTCATATACAGAATATCACGGGCCCCAGAACGTAGGATATTTTATATTGATGTTGGTAATTTACCTAAGGGTAAAGCCGAAGAATACTTAAGAGGTATCATGAATCAATATAGAAACAAGTTGGTATATGACGCATCGACTGGTGATATCAAAGACGATAAAAAACATATGAGTATGTTAGAAGACTTTTTCCTACCAAGAAGAGAAGGTGGAAGAGGTACTGAAATCACCACGCTACCAGGCGGCGAAAACTTAGGACAAATAGATGATATTATATACTTCCAAAAGAAATTATATAAGTCACTTAATGTTCCAGTTGATAGATTAGAACAAGAAGCTTCGTTTACACTAGGTAGAACTAGTGAAATAACAAGAGATGAAGTAAAGTTTAAGAAGTTCATAGACAGATTAAGAAAAAGATTTTCTGATTTGTTTATGCAATTATTAAAAACTCAATTATTACTCAAAGGTATTATTACTGAGAGTGATTGGAAAGATTGGAAAGAAAGTATTGCCTTTGATTATATTGAAGATAACTATTTTTCTGAACTTAAACAATCAGAAATGTTGAGAGAAAGATTTGATATGCTAGGAAACCTAGATGAATATGTGGGTAAATACATATCAAATGAATGGATACGTAAAAACGTATTACGTCAGACTGACGATGAGATTGAAGAGATTCAAAAACAAATCGATCAGGAGACAAAAGATGGAGATAATGAAGTTCCATCTGGTGACGACCCTCGTTGGGACGGATAATTTTATAAATATATAAACAAGGATAAACAAATGAATGTAAATGAATTGATAAAGAATCTACAAGATGGAGATAACGTTTCAGCAAATAAACAGTTTAATACTGTAATGGCTGACAAAATGACAGCTGCTCTTGATGCAAAGAAAATAGAAATCGCATCAGGAATGGTTCAGCGTAAAACTTCAGAAGAAGCACCTGTAGTAGCTGAAGAACAAACAACTGAAGAGGATTAATATCCTCTATTACTAGGTATTTAAATGAAATTAATAACAGAGTACGTAGAACAAAATATAGAAACGATTTGCGAACAAAAGAAAGATGGTAGTAAAGACTATTTCATCGAAGGTGTGTTCATGCAATCGAATAAAAAGAACAGAAACGGTCGTATTTACGAAAAAGCTAGCTTAGAAAGAGCAGTAGAAAAATACGTTACCGAACAAGTTAAACAAGGAAGAGCTGTTGGAGAGTTAAATCATCCAGAAGGACCAACAGTAAACCTTGACAAAGTTTCACACAAAATCACTGATTTGCATTGGCAAGGAAATGATGTTGTAGGAAAGGCATCAATATTAAAGACACCTATGGGAAAAATAGTCGAAGGACTACTCGAAGGTGGAGTTAAGCTTGGTGTTTCAAGTCGTGGTATGGGAAGTCTTGTACAGAAGAATGGCGCTAGTTACGTGGGGGACGACTTTATGTTGGCCACAGTAGATATCGTTCAAGACCCAAGCGCTCCAAGTGCATTTGTAAATGGAGTGATGGAAGGTGTTGAATGGGTATGGGATAACGGCCTAATTCGTCAACAAGATATTGAAGCAATTGAGACTGAAATTAAACGCGCTCCTCGCAAAGATTTGCAAGAAGCTGAAATAAGAGCGTTTAAAAATTTCCTCTCTAAATTAAATCTAAAATAGGAGAAAACTATTATGTCAGACGACAGAAATCAGTCAGACTTAGTTACATCTGTTGAAGAAGAGCAAGTAGATGCTCTCGTTGAAAATGAAATTTTAGACGAGGAATCTCTTGAAGAAACTTATGGCAAAGACAAGAAAAAAGTCAATGCTATGAAATATAACTCTAAAGAAGAACCAGTAGAAGAAGAGGAAGAAGATGAAGAGGAAGTCAAAGAAGACACTCCTGTAGTCGATATTCCAAAAACTAAAGCTGGAGTTATTCAAGCAACAGTTGATATGCTAAAGAAGGCTAAATCAGAAGACGCAAAGAAAATGTTCTCAAAGCTAGTTACTATTGATGATGAACCAGCAAATATTAAATCAGAAAAAGATGCAGAAAATACTACATCTAAAATGCCTGAACCTAAAGCGAAAGCTAAAGTAGAAGCCATTGATTTTTCTGACGATATAGATGCTATCATCCAAGAGGAAGCAACACTTTCAGACGGATTCCGCGGAAAAGCATCTGCAATATTCGAAGCAGTACTTACTAGTAAGTTAAGCGAAGAAGTTGACAGGCTTGAAGCAGAATATGCGCAAAATTTAGAAGAAGAAGTATCAGAAGTACAATCTTCACTAGTAGAAAAGGTAGATTCATACCTTAACTATGTAGTTGAAGGCTGGATGGAAGATAACCAACTCCAAGTACAGGAAGGTCTTAGGACTGAAATTGCTGAAGAGTTTATGACTTCACTACAATCAGTGTTCAAAGAACACTACATCGAAGTACCAGAAGGTAAAGAAGACCTCGTTGATGACCTCAGCGAACAAGTTTCTGAACTAGAAGTTACTTTAAATAAAACCACAGATGATAATATCGAGTTACATGCTAAAGTTCAAAACTTTGAAAAACAAGCTGTAGTAAGAGAACAATCATTAGGGCTTGCTGATACTGAAGCTGAGAAATTAGCATCATTAGTAGAAGATATCGATTTTGATAGCAAAGAAACTTTCGAAATGAAAGTGAAAACTGTTAAAGAATCATACTTCAAAAATGAAACTAACGAAACAGTGGATGAAGTTGACAGTTTATTAGGAGATGGAGCAGTCGAATCAGACGTTTCAGATACTATGGCTAGATACGGTCAAGCTATAACAAACTTTAATAATTAAGGAAAAAAAAATGTTTAATGCAGATAAAAACTTAATGGAAAAATGGAGTTCAGTACTCGATCACGAGTCAGTCTCCCCTATCCAGGATAACTACAAGAAAGCTGTCACAGCTAGATTGTTAGAAAACCAAGAAGTTGCCTTACAAGAAGAAAGAGTTCAAGCACAAGGAAATTATATTTCTGAAGCAGCAGCTGCCAATAATATTGGCGCTGGTAATATTGGTTCATTTGACCCAGTATTAATCTCTCTCGTACGTAGAGCAATGCCAAACCTTATTGCTTATGATATCGCTGGCGTTCAGCCAATGAGTGGACCAACTGGTCTTATCTTTGCAATGAAATCAAAATACTCAACCCAGGGCGGAACAGAGGCTTTATTTAATGAAGCTGATACTGACTTTACTGGTACAGGTACTCATCAAGCCGAGCCAACTGGTTTAGGTGGAGCAACTGATGCTGACTCAGACGGTACTATCGTCGATACAGCAGCTGCTGATATCACTAACACCTTTGGTACAGGTCTTGCAACTTCGGCTGCAGAAAGATTAGGAGTCGGCGCGTCCGGCGACGGTTCTTTCGGTGAAATGGCTTTCTCAATCGAGAAATCTACTGTAACTGCTAAGTCAAGAGCTTTAAAAGCTGAGTACACAATGGAATTAGCACAAGACCTTAAAGCAGTCCACGGACTAGACGCTGAAGGCGAACTTGCTAATATCTTATCAGCTGAAATTTTAGCTGAAATCAACAGAGAAGTTGTTAGAACTATTCTAACTAAAGCAAAAATTGGTGCTTTACAAACTTCAACTGCTGTTTCAGGTATTTTTGATGTTAACACAGACTCAGACGGAAGATGGATGGTAGAGAGATTTAAAGGTCTCATCATGCAAATCGAAAGAGAATGTAATGTTATCGCTAAAGAAACAAGAAGAGGAAAAGGTAATTTCATTATCTGTTCTTCAGACGTTGCTTCAGCTTTAGCAGCTGCTGGAATGTTGGATTATACTCCAGCTTTATCAGCTAACTTGAATGTTGATGACACAGGTAATACTTTTGCTGGTGTTCTTAACGGAAGAGTTAAAGTCTATATCGACCCTTATGCTACTATTGATTTTGTATGTGTAGGTTATAGAGGAACAAACCCGTATGACGCTGGTATGTTCTACTGTCCTTACGTACCATTAACAATGGTTAAAGCAGTTGGTGAGAATGACTTCCAACCTAGAATGGGATTCAAAACAAGATACGGTATGGTTGCAAATCCATTCGTAGCTGCTGACGGCACCGGTACAGACCGTGCTAACCAGTACTTCAGAATCTTCAGAGTTGACGACATTATGGTGTAAACCGTAGTTAGTTAAATCTAATTCGACTAAAGGGTTTCTTCGGAGACCCTTTTTTTATGTGTATAAATATTTTAGTATTAATTAAACAATGGAGAAATACAATGAATAAAATAATGTTAATAGGACTATCTATATTATCCCTTTCACAAGTTGCAAGCGCTAATATAAGTGGTACTATTGGAATGGAGTCCGAATACTTTTTCAGAGGAGAAAGTCAGGGCGAAGGTACAGCTATGCAAATGTCATTACACGGCGAGAAGTCTGGTTGGTTTGGTGGCGTATGGGCGAGTGAAATTGACCATGAAGTTTCTAGTTGGGAACATAATTTTTATGGAGGTTATTCTTTTGATTTATCAGAAGACACAAACTTTTATGGTGGTATAGTTAAATATGATTATGACAGCCACTGGTTAAAGGTTGGACCTGATGCTGAAAATGATAAAAACGATTTAAAAGAATACTTTATTGGTGGTTCTTTTAAAAGTGTTTCATTAGAACATTATGTCGACTCAGATAATAGTGATATCACATATACTCAGTTTGGGTATGATTTACCATTAGGTTTAGCTATGATAGACCTTATGTTAACTTGGGGTAGACACAATACTGGAGAAGATGTATTAGGATTAAAAGGCACAAAAGCTTTTGGCGATTGGGATATATCAGTTATGGCAATGAAGAGAGATGAAATGAAATCTCATTCATCTTTAGGTATACACTACAATTTTTAATAACTTTTAAGAATTAATTAAGGGTTTCTTCTGAGACCCTTTTTTTATGTGTATAAATAATAATATCCAATAAAGGATAGACACATACACACAGGAGAAAAATATGTCGAACAATAATAAATCAGGCTTTGAAATAAGAGCTGACTTACTAAACCAAGCACAAGGAATAATAGAGGGAAACCTTCAGAGGAAAATCGATGCAATTTATATGCATAACGATAATCATCCAGATGATAAGAAACCTTTACCTACTCAATCTGTTTCAGCCGCTGATGTAATAGCAGTTGCTTCAGAAATGAATGAGTTTGTTAATAGTAAGTAATTAAACTTTATAAATAGATATATGGCAACTTTAACTACAAACAAGAATTTTTTGAGTCCAGTAGGATTTCAATTTAAAATTTCCAGCAACCTTTATCCTAATCTAGAATATTTTGCTGTTGCAGCTACGTTGCCAGGTCTTAATATGACAAAGGCAGAACAAAGTTATCGAGGCGTTAACTTATCATTTACTGGAGACAGACTTCAGTTTGATGATTTATCATTACGTGTTAATATAACTGAAAACCTAGATAACTATATTGAGACATTTGACTGGATGCATAAGTTAGCTCAGCAAAAAGACGCTGAAGACTTAAAAGTAGACGCAACGCTTCTTATACTTACATCACATAACAATGTAGTAAAAGAAGTAGAGTTTAAAGGAGTATTCCCAACAAGCATGGAACCTATACAGTTTGACGCACAAGCAGAAAGCGTTGAATTTGTACAAATGGAAATCGGCTTTGGTTATACTTACTTTGAATTTAAATAAAACCGTTTACAAAAACACTAAAGTATGGTATAATATATAGTATGAACAATTTGCAAGCAATATTAGAAATGTGGAAAACAGACTCGATAATAGATGAAATGAATCTAGACGAAACATCGAGAGATTCCGCCAAACTCCATGGTAAATACCTAGAACTTCTTTCAGTAAATCGTATGAAGCTCAAAAAAGCCGAACTTGATTTTAAGATTATACTTAAAGACAAATGGCTACACCTTAACGGTAAAATGAGTAAAGTAGAGATTGACGAAAAAGGTTGGGACTATGACCCACTCAATGGAATAACAGTATTAAAAGGAGACATGGATTATTATTATAATGCTGACCCTGTAATACAAGAACATCAAGCCAAAATACATTACCTTGAAGAAATGTGCAGTACATTAAAGGAAATATTAGAAAATATTAAATGGCGACATCAAAACATAAAGAACATGATTGAATGGAGAAAGTTTACTAGCGGAGCTTAATGGATACTGTTACGATTCAAAAGAAGAATGAAGTCTTCTTAAATGTCCAATGTGACCCCTCAATAGAAATGGAACTATCAGAACATTTTCAGTTCTTTGTTCCAGGCTATAAATTTATGCCAGCTTACAGAAATAGAATGTGGGATGGTAAAATCAGATTATACGATTCTAGAAAGAAATTATTATACACAGGATTGCACAAATATTTGCGTGAGTTTTGTGAAGTAAGAGATTATACCCTAGAAGTGGTAGATTCACCTACCTATGGTGCACTAGAGTCCGCCCTCAGCCCTGACATAAATGGGCTATTATCACAAATGTCCCTTTCTGTGAACGGAGCTGATATAATACCCCGCCCATACCAGTTGGAGGGACTGTCGCACACGCTTTCTCAAGAGAAATCCTTATTGCTATCACCTACCGCTTCTGGGAAGAGTTTAATCATATATTTGGCTATACGATATTACCTAGATGTTTTTGATGGTAATGTTTTGCTTATAGTACCTACAACATCATTGGTAGAGCAAATGTATTCTGATTTCGGAGACTATTCTTCGAAGGATACTTGGTCTCATGCAGATAATTGCCATAGAATATATTCAGGCAGAGAGAAACATAACGTAAATCAGAGAGTTATTATATCAACATGGCAATCAGTTTATAAATTACCACAATCTTGGTTTTCCGGATTTGGGATGGTGATAGGAGATGAAGCTCATAATTTTAAAGCTAAGTCATTAACGAATATATTAGAAAAATGTACTGAAGCGAAATATCGTATTGGTACTACTGGAACATTAGATGGAACTCAAACTCATCAGCTCGTATTAGAAGGATTATTTGGTCCAGTATATCAAGTGACTACTACAAAAGAATTAATGGATAATGACGATTTAAGTCAATTAGATATAAATATACTTATATTAAAGTATAAAGAAGAATACTGTAAGCAGATAGTAAAGGAAAAATATCAGCAAGAGTTGGATTTTATAGTAAGATATGAACCAAGAAATAATTTTATAGCTAACTTGGCTTTAGACCAGACAGGAAATACATTGATACTCTTTAATTATGTTGATAAGCATGGTAAACCTTTACATTCATTATTGCGAGATAGGATGCCTAAAGATAGAAAACTATTTTACGTATCAGGAGAAACAGATGTCGATACAAGAGAATCAGTCCGTGAGATTACTGAAAAACAGACCGATGCAATCATCGTGGCAAGTATTGGGACTTTTTCTACTGGTATTAATATTCGGAATCTACACAATATTATATTTGCTTCACCAAGTAAAAGTCAAATTAGAGTCCTTCAATCAATCGGGCGAGGTTTAAGGAAGAGTGAAGATGGTCAAGATACAAAGATATATGATATAGCAGATGACTTACACTGGAAGAATCAAAAGAATTATACCCTACAACATGCGGCTGAAAGAATTAAAATCTATTCTAAAGAACGGTTTAACTACAAAATGTTTGATATAAATATATAGTATGGAAGCATTAAATATAAGACACTTTAAACTAATGAATGGCGAAGAGATTATTGGTCTCGTTGCTATTAAGAATGATGATAATTTTATAATTGAAAGACCAGTAAGACTGAATCCTAGTATGTTAGGTGGAGTTCAGTTTGTAGCTTGGTTTCCTTTCAGCGATGCAAAACAATTTAAAGTTTTTAAGAGCGCAATTTTACAACATGTTCCTGTAGCAGAGTCTATAAAAGAAACATATGTGAACTTCTCTCTTAAAATGGATAAACCAATTCAAACTGTTCAGACTAAAACAGACCAAGAACTCTTAGACGAATACGAGAGCCGACTTGCTGCTGGTCATGACCTATTTGATGAGGAACCACTCAATGAGCTGGATAAGAAGAGAACACTACATTAATATAGTATCCTCTACCGCTCCGGGTGTTAATATATTATACCATAAAAACAGGCAAATGTAAAGGTTTATTTTCACTTTTTGTGAAATAAATTTAATTTAAATCATTCCTTTACATTTACACCAAAGTATGGTATAATAGTATATTATGGAGAAAATATTATGACTAAGGTCAAACCAAAAGATAAACCACATTACGTTAACAATCGAGAATTCTCTGAAGCAGTCATGGATTATGCTATTAAAGCCCGTGATTGTCGACAAAAAGAGAAGAAAGTTCCTACAGTTCCAGATTACATCGCAAGATGTTTCATCAGAATATCTGAAGGATTGTCTCACAGACCAAACTTTGTTCGATATACTTATAGAGAAGAAATGGTTATGGATGCTGTTGAAAATTGCTTAAGAGCAATTGGTAACTATAACATTGAAACTGCTACAAGAACTGGAAAGCCTAATGCATTTAGTTACTTTACACAAATATGCTATTTTGCATTTATTCGTAGAATAACTAAAGAAAAGAAACAACAAGATATCAAATTCAAATTCATTGAGAAGATGGGTATAGAAGATTTTGTTCAAATGGGTATGGATAACGAAGGAGCAGAACAAACTATGGCTTATGTTGATACATTAAGACAAAGGATTGGTACTATTCGTACTAAAGATGACGCTATTAAGAAATTTGCAAAAGAGGAGAAGAAGCGAGAGAAAGAAAAACTCGAGCTGTTTATGTAATGAAAAAAGTAAGTACAAAACAAAATCAAAGACATTTACGTCTTATGAAAAAAAGAACAAGAAAGGCTGAAATAAGAAAAGAGCGAAGAGAAGAAGTAATGGCTCAAATGCTTATAATCAAACAGTCCCATAAAAGAATAGCAAGAACTCAGAGAAAAATGAGTAAACTTGCAAAACAAGCAGCTGCATCTAGAGCACTATGAAAATAGCTATTTTGAATGACACACATTGTGGTGTCAGAAACAGCAGTGATATATTCTTAAACTATCAAGAACGCTTTTATGAAGAGGTATTTTTTCCTTATCTAAAAGAACATAACATTAAACAGATATTGCATTTAGGAGACTATTATGAACATCGTAAGTTCGTTAACTTCAAAGCTCTTAATCAAAATCGTAAACATTTTCTTGAGCCTTTGCGTGATGCTGGTATTACTATGGATATCATTCCTGGTAATCATGATGTTTATTTTAAGAATACTAATGAGCTATGTTCCCTTAAAGAACTCTTAGGCTATTTTACTTCTAACGTAAATATCGTAATGAAACCAACTGTATTAGATTATGATGGTCTTGGAGTTGCAGTTATACCTTGGATTAACAACTCAAACTATCAAGAGTATGTTGACTTTGCGTTAAATTGTAAAGCTCCAATATTAGGAGCTCATTTGGAATTGAAAGGATTCGATTTAATGGCAGGGATGCCTAATCCACATGGGATGAATGCAGATATCTTTTCAAGATTTGAAATGGTTCTATCAGGTCATTTCCATACTAAATCAAGTCAAGGCAACGTAACTTATCTTGGTTCTCAAATGGAGTTTACCTGGGCTGATGTTGATGACCCTAAGTACTTTCATATACTTGATACTGAAACAAGAGAAATCGAAGCAATAAGAAATCCAATAACCATATTTAAAAAGGTTATATATGATGATGCTAAAGTAGATTATGACAAAGTTGATGTAAGTCAATATGAGAAACATTTCATTAAACTGATTGTTATAAATAAAAATGACTTGTATATGTTTGACAAATTTGTTGACAGATTACAGAATATAGAAACATATGAACTTAAGATTGCAGAATCTTTTGAAGAGTATCTAGGAGAAAGCGTTGAAGACGAGAAAATATCTCTTGAAGATACTAATCAACTTTTAGATTCATATGTTGAAGCTGTAGATACTGACTTAGACAAAGAACATATCAAAATTGAATTGAGAAAGCTTTATACAGAAGCACAGAACCTAGAGGTTGTATGATACATTTTAAATCATGTGAATGGAAGAATTTCCTATCCACCGGTAGTGACCCTATCAAAATCCAACTAGATAAAACACCTACAACATTAATTGTTGGCCAAAATGGCGCAGGTAAATCTACTTTACTTGACGCTCTTTCGTTTGGTTTATTTGGTAAGCCACATAGAGATATAAAGAAAGACCAAATGATTAATAGTATCAATAAAAAAGGTACTATAGTAACAGTTGAAATGATGATTGGAAGTCATGAGTTTAGGATTGTAAGAGGAATCAAACCAGGTAAGTTTGAAATCTATCAGAACGGCAATCTTATTAATCAAGCATCTAATGCAAGAGATTATCAGAAGTTCTTAGAACAGAATATCTTAAAACTTAATCATAAATCTTTTCACCAGGTAGTTGTACTTGGTTCATCTTCGTTTATACCATTCATGCAATTACCAGTATGGTCAAGAAGAAATATTATAGAAGACCTATTGGATATTAATATCTTTTCAAAGATGAATATGCTATTAAAGGAAAGAAACTCTAAAATAAAAGAAGAACTTACTGATGTCAATCATCAAATCGATATCTTTAAAACTAAGATGGACTCTCAAGGTAAGTATATCAAAGATTTGCAAGAGTTGAATGATGACCAAATACAGAACAAAAGAGATTCTATTGATATACACAAAGAAGATATTAATAAGCTATTTGACGAAAGTAAAACTCTTGGAAAGAATCTTACAGCTTCGATATCAGCTGAAGAAAAACACAGTACTGAAATCGTAAAGAAAATGTCTCAACTAGATTCCTATGACATGTCATTTAATGATAAGATAAAAGGATTAGTTGAAGAAAGCAGATTCTATGAAGACAATGATAATTGTCCGACATGTGACCAGGCTATAGACGAAGAACTGAAAACTCAAAAGATAGAATCAGTTAAATCTAAAGCTCAAGAAATACAAAAGGCAAAAGGT